ACAGGTAAATAGTTATGCAGATTTGGACAAGCAAGACGACTCTAGAGATACTAAAGTCGATGGAAGCGGAGATAGCCAAAGCACAGAATGAATTAAGATGTGCAAGAGGCGATGTTGAAAAAGCATCAAGTAGAATAGCATTTTGTTTAAGTGCTATACACAGTTTAAAAGATAGAGATATAAAGGAATAAAGATATGAATTTAAAAGATTTAGCACAAAAACCCACCCTAATAGAATTAAAAGTCACAGAACCAACAATTGTTGAGAAATACGGCGATGAATTATCGTTTTATGTGTATGACAGACAACCAATTGATGTGTTCGCAAAACTTGCAACTATGCAAGAAGCAAACCCACTAGAATTTACTGATATGTTAGCACAACTTATACTTGATGCTGACGGTAATCCAGTGATGACTGAAGACAAAGTTTTACCAATCGATGTACTCACAGAGGCAGTTAAACTGATTGGCGACACATTGGGAAAGTAACAAGCCACGCTGTTGACGATAGGTCTGCAGAAACAAACTGGCTAGTACTAATTGATGCATTGGCAACAAAGTACGGATTGTTGCCTAGTCAAGTGTTATCTCAAGCAGACAGTTTTGATATTATGGTAATGGATGTTAGCACCGCATATAGAGAAATAAGTGAGGCTAAAGCAAGTGGAAAACCAATACCAACTAAATATATAAAACAACAAGATTTAGAAGAACAATTTTATAATATAACAGGAAGAAAAGGTAATGGGACTAAGGGTTGACACCAGAGAAGTAGACAAAATGTTCGAAGATTTAATCGATATGGACAAAGATGTTATGACGGATGCACTTCCTAAGTTCAAAGAGAATACTCCCATTGCTACTGGTAACGCAAGAAAGCGTACTAAGTTAACACAAAGAAAGAAAAATTATACTATACACGCAAACTATCCTTATGCAGGTAGGCTAGATGAAGGATGGAGTAAACAACGACCTAAAGGAATGACAGCACCCACTGAACGAGACATTGATGATCTAGTGGAGCGATACATTAAGAGAGTAACATAATGGCTAAGAATATAGAAGTAACACTAACGCTGGACAGCAGGAATTTCGATAGGAAGTTAGCAAAGTCTCAACAATCAATGAAAGGCTTCGGTGCTGGAGCGGCAACAACCAAAGGTAGTATTATAGGATTAGCCGCAAGATTTGCACCTCTAGCCGCAGGTATAGTAGCAGTAGGAGCCGCGTTTAAAGGCGTAGGTGCAACACTAAGAACAGCAAGTGGCTTTCAAGATGTACAAGTAACACTAAGCAACCTAGTAGGTAGTGCAGAAGGTGGTGCGGCTGCATTGGCAAAGATCAAAAAGGTTGCAGAAGACTTACCATTTGAATTTGAAGCACTAGCACAAAGTGCCCCAGCCTTAACCACAGTGAGTGGTACAATTGGTGAACTAGAAGACAATATGAGATTAGCGGCTGACTTAGCGGCTAACTTCGGTATTCCTTTTGAAGTAGCGGCAGGACAGTTACAGAGATCCTTTACAGCAGGTGCAGGTGCCGCTGATGTGTTCAGAGAAAAGGGTGTGTTAAGTGCCGCAGGATTTCAAGCAGGTGTAACATACAGTATAGATGAAACACAAAAGAAATTAGCAGAGTTTGGTAAGACAATTGAAGGCTCAGCAGAACAATTAAACAATACTCTAACTGGTGCATTAAGTCAGACATCAGATAGATTTACAGCATTCCGAGACAGTATTGGACAAGCAATGCTACCCACCTTTCAAGTATTCTTAACAGAATTAGTAAGCATATTTGATGAAAACAAAGTTGCTATCACAAACTTCGGTAACGCAATAGGACAAGGTGTAGTTAGAGCATTTAAACAAATGCTAACAGGTGGTGCTGTTGTTGTAGACTTTATTACTATGTTGTACAACACATTTAAGAGTTTGGCAATCTTTATACAAGACAAATTTGGTAATGTCATAGGCACAGTGATGGATTATGCTGTTAAAGCAATTGGCGGTGTTGTTGAAGCAGTTGCATTCTTAGGCACAGGTATAGGTAAACTAATATCAATTGCAACAGGCAATGATGATATACAAGTATTCTTTGAAAACATACAAGAAGCCGCAAACAAAGCAAGAACAGGTGGTCTAGACAGAATTAAAGAAACTTTTGAAGACTTAGGCAATGCAATGCCAGTTACCACAGCACAAGATTTTATTGCTAACTTACTAGCAGGTGTTGAAGATGGTGCTATACAAATCGAAGAAGCACAAAGAAAGATACAAGAGAAGTTAGCAGAAACAGGTGATAACACATTAATCACAATTGCACAAAGTACAAGTAAAACAATGGAAGAACTTGCACAACAATTTGGTGGTTATGCCGATGGTGCACTAGAAGTACTTAAAACATTCGAATCAAGCACTAAGAAACTAAGCGATGACTTAGCCACAGCATTAATGGAAGGACAAAGCACAGGTGATGTGTTTAAGAACTATTTTAAAGGCTTGGTAAGTGAAATGATAGCACAGGCAATTAGACTAGCAGTTATACAACCTCTGTTAAGCAGTATATTTGGTGTACAATTTGGAGCAGGTGGTAGTTTTGAAGGATTTAGCGGTAAAGGATTGTTTAACTTCGGCGGTCCTAAAGCAAACGGTGGTAGTGTGATGAAGAATCGTCCATACCTCGTAGGTGAGCGTGGTCCTGAATTATTTACACCAGGTGCAAGTGGACAAATTACACCTAACAATGCATTAAATATGGGCTCACAGCCAATAACATACAACATCAATGCAGTAGATGCTAGATCGTTTAAACAACTAGTAGCACAAGATCCTGAGTTTATATATAATATCACCAGAGTAGGCCAGAGGAGGTTACCAGCATAATGAGTTTACAAACAATAATTGACAATGCTACATTTATAAGTTTCGATCAAAAGAAAATAGCAGGACAATCTATGAGTAGAAGTGGTAGATTGCTCACATCTGAATTTGCAACCAGTGTACCTTTTAAATTTACAGTAGGTATGCACGAAGGCTTAGCATATAGCACAAACAGAGACTTAATTAGTTCGTTGAATACATTAGATATCACTGTTGAAGAAAACATTGACATAGGCTCTACTAATGCTGGTATGAGTTATATCACAAATGCATTAGGTGATGGTTTTACAGGCACTCTAACCGCAACAAGTGCAAGTGGTAGTACACTAGTAGTAAACACTAGCAGTGCAAGTGGTAGTGGTAACTTGTTTAAGAAAGGTGATTTAATATCACTGGGTAGCAGTTATAGATATCCATATTTTGTCACAGCAGATGTTGCTTGGAGTGGTAGCAGTGTTAATGTACCTTTGCATAGACCTTTTATAGCACAAGACGGCTACACAGTAAGCGGCAAGGCTATACTGATAGGTAAAGATGTAACTTGGAATGTTAAAATGGTTAACAAGCCAACATACAGTGTTGTACCATACGATAGAGTAGTGTTTAACACAGATTTCGAGTTAATAGAAGTTATTAGAAAAGAGGACGGTTAATGAGTACTAGCATACCTGCAGTTGATACTGAATTAAATATTAAACACGCATTGTTGTTAGATTTAACATTTGGTGCCAATGTGTATTATGTTAGTTCAGCATTTAAGCCTATCACATTTGATGGCAATACATACACTGAGTTAGGTTCTTTTTTACAATTAGGTGAAATACAAGAAGATATTAAAACCACAAACGGTGATATTGGTATAACACTAAGTGGTGTACCGCAAGAAAACTTAGATGCTGTACTTGACACAAAAGTAAAAGGTGGTGAAGTAATAGTACGCAGAGCATTCTTTAATGATGATTTAAGTCTAGACGCAGGCAATGTAGTACAAAGGTTTAAAGGTATTATTACCAACTTACAAATTGAAGAAAATTACGATTTATTAGAAGGCGAAAGAACAAACTCCGTGAGCGTGAGTTGCAGTAGCATAGTAACTATATTAGAAAACAGAACAGCAGGACAACGCACATCACCAATAGACAGAGATAGATTATTCCCAGGCGATCAAACATTTAAGCGAGTACCAGATTTACACAATATACAATTTGACTTTGGTAGAGAATCAAATGGTGCAGGTGGATCAGGTGGTGGCGGATATGGCGGTGGTGGTGGCCGTGGCGGAGGCCGCAACCCATTTGATAATATCAATATTAACATGAGATAAAGATATAAAGATATGAAGATAAGAAGAGCAACAATACAAGATTTTGATAGAATAATGGAGATGATGATTAATTTTGCTAACAGTTCACCATTAAAAGCACACCATAATCCACAGTACAATGATACATATGTGAGAAGACTGTTATGCGAAGTAATCAAAAACGGATGTTTAATAGTAGGTGAGCACGAAGGACGCATAGAAGGTATGTTAATTGCTTATATAAATCAGGATCCTTGGTTACCAGAAGTTAAAACATTAAGAGAATGGGCTTGGTGGGTTGAAGAAGAATATAGACACACCACATTAGGGTATAAATTACTTAAGAAATACATAGAGTATGGTACTAAGTTAAAAGAAGCAGGCATTGTTGATGAGTTTATGCTCACAATGATGGATATATCACCAGAGTTAGGCTTAGAAAAGCGTGGCTGGAGTAAAGTAGAGCACAATTTTGTGTACCAAGGAGTTTAGATGGCAGTTTTTACAGCAATAGCAAGTGCAATCGTAGGTGCTATCACAGGAGCAGGTTTTGCCGCAACATTTAGTGGGTTCTTTGCAGGTACACTAGGTATAGGTGCCACAATTGGTGTTGCTTTAGTATCAGGTGGTTTAGGAATGGCCACAGCAAAACTATTAGGACCCAAAGTTCCCAGCATACAAGCGGCCAAAGATCCAGGTGTAAAAGTACAATTACAACCTAGCACAGATAATAGAGTGCCAGTGTTTTATGGTAGGGTAAACACAGGTGCAATTGCAGTAGATGCTGGTATCAAAAATAGAAACAACACAATGGTGTATGCGTATGTTATCGGTGAGAAAACAGACACTGGCTCATACACTATAAACAACATATACAGAGGTGATGCTAAACTTAATTTTAGTGGTGCAAGTGTTACCAGTATCACAGACCCTAACGCGACATCAACTAACAATGTAAATGGTAAAATGCGTTGTAGAGTGTATGCAGGTAACGCACAAAGTTCGGTTAACCAAATATTCCCAACAACAGGCAAAGTAGCCGCACAAACATTATTATCAACAATAGACAGTAGCACAAATTACGAAGACTTAGTTTATGCAATATTTGAAGTAGATTATGACGCAGAAAATGGTCTTACAGGATTGGGTCAAATCACTTATGATATCACAAACAGTTTAACTAACCCTGCAAATGTATTATTGGATTATTGTCAAAATGACCGCTATGGTGCAGGACTAACCAATGATGAGTTAGATGTATCAAGTTTTGATGCTATGTTCGATTATTGTTCAGAGCAAGTAGATTACATATCAACAGCAAATGTAACACTACAACACAATAGATGGCAAATTGATGGTATGGTAAGCACATATCAACCAGTCAAAGAAAACATCGATAAACTGTGTCAAAGTAGTAGCACATTCTTTTCATATAATCCTAAAGTAGGAAAATTTGCAGTAGTGCCTAACAGAGCGGCTACCACAGCAGAAAAGAATGCGGCTTTTGTTTTCGACAATGATAATATTATAGATAAAATTGATATTGCTTCAACAGAACTATACAGTATGTACAACAGTATCGAAGCAGAATATCCTGCAGTAAATCAAAAAGATCAAACCAGCACAGTTCTTGTTACCACACCTAGTGGTGATCGTAATGCTAACGAACCTGATAATGGGTTGAACACTAGATATGACTTAGTCAACGATGCACCTAGGGTTAAGAATTTAGCAAACATTGATTTGCGTCAAAGTAGAGTTGACCAAGTACTTACATTTGATGCAGACTATAGTGCAATACAAGTTGATGTAGGTGACATAGTAAAAGTCACAGAACCCACATATAATTTTAGTAATAAATTGTATAGGGTTATGCGTACAATAGAAAAAGAACAACCTAACAGTATGTTAACAGTTAGTGTAGTACTACTAGAATACAGTGACGATGTGTACGCACACGAAACAGTACAAAGTCAAACACCTCCCGGACTAAGTCTTATACCAGGCTGGTGGACAGGCATATGGGGCAACATTGACTACGGCAATATTGCAAACATTATTGGTAATATAACCATTGTAGATGATCCGCTGGGTAATGTTGCAAACATTGTAGATCCACCAACAGGTAATATTGTAGGTAATGTAGATATTGGTAATGTAATATACGGACCAGGTGCAGGTGGACCAGGTATACCAAGTATCAACTTCCCTATCACAATACCAAATATACCTGACATTGATAAAATACTTGCTAACTTAAATTTACCAGGTACTGGCAACTATGAGCCAGAGATGCAAACAATCTTCCCAACAACAGGCAGTACTTTTACACCCGGGGAAGTAATTAATGTATCTATACCGCAGCCAGATCCAATACCACAAGATCCTGCCTTCCCAGTAGGACCATTATCACCTGATCTATTAGCAGAATTAGAATTAGAATTTGGTAGTAATTTTGGCAACAGAAGTATAAAGAGTAACACAGCAAACATAGTATTAAATAACAGAGGTGGTATTACCAGAGGTACAATAGGTGATGTACAGGCTGGATTACAATATGATGAAACAGACTCAAACACCGCTGTAGCAAACAGCCAAATAGTTGACGCAACATTGTTCACTGAAAATAGTAGAATTACTCCAGCAGATCTTATTGACCTAGGCGGAATGGACTATGGATTGTTTAGTGCAATCAACACAGCACAGCCTTTAGGTGGTATTGACCCAGGTGGCAACCAAGTGTCATATATACCAAGTAGGCGTGTGGGTTATCAAGAATTTGATATTGATGCAAATGGCAAATATACAAAAAATGCAAATGTAGAAATAGACAAATATTACTTCCCTGCAGGTATACAAGCCAGTGGCATTACTTCAATACCTATTTTAACAGAAAACTTTAAGTATGAAATATCACCCGCAGAAGGTAGTGATATAGCAGTATCATTAGGCTTACCACCAGCAAGTGCTACTAAAGCCTATGTGCCAACCGCAATGATTATAGAAAATTGGGGTAACAGTGATTTAGCAGATCCAGGTTCCTCTGTGCGTGGTTTCAATGTCACAAACTTAGACAAGCGTATTACTAAATCAGATGTATATTTAGATATTGGAGGATTCTTTTAATGGAAAAATATGTATTATACAACAATGTTACCGGCAATATTTATTATATTAAGAAAATTAAAGAAGCCAAAGCAATAAAATTATGTGAACTAAATGCTAATATGAATATGAGTTACATATTAGAAAGTGCAATCACTGGCTCGGTGACTGACAGTAGAACACAAGAATTAGATTTAAGCACAACACCTCCCAGTGCTAGACATTTACCGGATTATGCACCTAGTGCAAGTGATTTAGCAAAACAAAAAAGAAATGCACTACTCACTGCCTGTGATTGGACACAAGGTGCTGACTCACCACTTAGCGATGCCAAAAAAGCAGAGTGGCAAACATATAGACAAGCATTGCGAGACTTTGATTATGCCGGTGTTACACAAGATTTTGGCATTGTATGGCCAACACAACCAAGTTAAGGATATAAAGATATGATATATGATGGATTAATATTGAAAATGTTCGATGAAGATGGGAATTACATAGGACACCCAAGTAGAAAATTACTTGTGAATGCTGAAGTTATAGACATCGATGAATATGCGGCTAACAGTAACGGTCGTTTAGTGCTACCAGACGCTGAATAGTTGTGGAGGCTGATGTCTTCCTAAAGGCTAGTAACAATTGGTCTGACAAAAAAGAAACTATGAGCGGCAGTGGCTCAACTATAGAACACACCAGTAACATAAGACGCAACTTACCTAAACTGTTAAAAGAATACAACATTAAAACAATGTTCGATGCACCTTGTGGTGATGGCAATTGGATCAAAGAATGTGATTTAGGTAACACCAAATACAGTGGTGGTGATTTAGTGCCTAAGTTTGTTGAAGTAAACCCAATGCCAAATGTAAGTGTATTTGATATCACCATAGACACATTCCCAGTTGTTGATTTATGGATGTGCAGGGCTTGTTTATATCACCTTAGTATAGAAGATATAACAACAGCAATTGATAACTTTAAAAATAGCAATATCAAGTATGCACTCATAACTAGTCACACAGGCAAAACAGGTGGTGATATAGTCACTGGCGGTTTTAGAAGGTTAAACTTAGCAGAATATGATTATTTTGGACTAGGCAAACCCATAGATAAATTTAATGATGTACTTTATAACAATATGCAAGAAGAAATGCTATTGTTCGGTAAATACTAGAAGCGGAGAGAATAATATGCCATTAGGTAGTAGCAAAATTGCAGTTAACAAAAACAATACATACAGTGGTTCCGGCACTGGCTTAATACCTGTGGTAACTATTACTGACACTATTAGTAATGCTAGTGTTTCAAGTATAGATTATAGAACTATAACATACGATATAACATCAAACAGACCAAATACTAGATTTTCATATGTTATGGACGGTAATATAGCAGGTTCTGATTTTACTGACGGTGTTATACAAGCAGATTTTACCACTGATGCAAACGGTAACGCACAAATAGTAAAAGATGTTACTACCACAGGTGGTGATAATTTAGATTTTCAATTAATTGTAACAAATGGTATATTCCCAGGAAATACAACACTTGCAACTGGTAATATTAATATAATTTATTCGGTAGAATACCCTGATATCACAGGTGGTACTGTTGAAACAGTTAATCTAGGTAATTTATATTTAGATGGTAATTATCACACATTCGAAGGCAATGATACACTTACAATTAATAGCACAGGAACTCTAACAACAAGTGTATTTAAATCGTTTATAGGATATAATGACTCAGATTCTTATTATTACAATAATTTATTTAGAGTATTTGCTCTAGGCGGAGGTGGCGGTAGTGCCAACATACCCGATGGGTCAGGCGGATTTGTTGCCGCCGGTGGTGGTGGTGGTGGTACTTGGTCTGTATCAGCAACAGATGTAGATAATCTATCAAATATATCATACACAGCAAATGTAGGAGCAGGTGGTTTAAGTGTATCGGTAATTGATACACCCGGCGGTTCAGGCGGCAATACTGTTATATTTGGTGGCACTGGATTTGAAATAAGTGTACCAGGGGGTACTGGTGGTACTGGAGGATCTAGTGCAGATGGCGGTAACAGCAGTTTATTTGTCGGTGGTTCGGGTGTACAAACCGCTAATTTAAATTATAACGCTGGTGGTGGCGGAGGCGGATTAGGCAAAGAAGGCCAAGACGGTCAAGTCTTAGGTGCAATAACTCCAAGAGGTGGCGGATCAGGCTCTGTCCCAGATCAAGATTTCGGCAAAGGTACCTCAATTGCTTATTATGAAAGAGCCGATTATGCAGGTTCAACGATGGGCGGCGGCAAATATGGTCAAGGTGGTGGCGGTAGTGCTACTCGTGGCGATGGGCCAGCATACGGTGGTGCTATGATCGGTGGCGGGGGTGGTGGAACCGGTAGACCAGGTATAAATCTTACACAACCATCCAACGGCGCTGATGGACTAGGTGGCGGCTGTGGTGGTGGAATGGACAAAGGCGGCAATGGCTTATTACAAATTAGATATCCTGCAGGAACTGATTTTAGATTTATTTCGAATGTTGATTTGTCCTAAAAATTGACATATTGCATAAATAGTATTAAATTAATTTCGATAATACCTTAGTGTTATCGTCTAATCCCTTAGGAGTTCAAAATTATGTCATCTCGTCTATTAGACTTTCAATCCTACATCGGTGGTTCAGATAATGTACAAGTTATCAACCTTTTTCCGCGTTCACAAAAAACATTTACATACGATTTTAATGCCGATGTTAGTGCTTGGACATTTACAGCAGATCAACAAAGTCTAGTACTAGACAATATTGCTTACGATCGTGTTAGTGGATTACCAAATTTTGCAGACAGCACAATTACAGGTTATATGAACACTGTGACATCAATTGATCCATCAAATATCAGCAACACTAACGCTGCACTGGGTCAAATAGACTTTACAATACCAGAGAATAGATACACAGGACCATTGCTACCAAATGCAAGAAAGAATCCTGTAATGACAGTAGTTAGTTTTGAATGGGCATCAAATGCCACTCCACCAGTTAAAGAATCACACAGATGGGCAATTATAGAAACTTGGGAACCAGGTGTAACAGTAGGTGATCCACAAGTAAGTATTAACTATGTGCCAGTAGGCGTAGGTGCTGTTAGTACATTTACAGATAACTCCGCAACAGATGCTGATAGAGTACCAGGTGCTTACACAGTAACAGGCCTAAGCAACGGCGAAGGTACTGGTGCTACATTTAGTGTACAAGTAACTGCCGGTGGGGTAACAAACATAGATCTTATATCAAGAGGTACATTATACAATGCCGCTGACACAATCCAATTACTAGATGTTAATATGGGCAGTGGCGGAGCCGCAGACATAACAGTAACAGTATCGACAGTAGCATAAGGAGTACAATATGGCTAATATAACTGTATCCGCAAGTACAACTAACATAAATGTCGACACAACCACAAGCACTGTTGATGTAAGTTCAACAATAAGCAATGTTTTAGTAGGTGAAACAACTTTTGTTGCCAACAACATAGTAAGAGCAGCAATTAGTGTTGCTAATAACGGTGGTGACGGTAGTTTAAGTTATGACGAACCAACTGGTGTTATCACATACAATGGTGTAACTGCCGCAGAAACAAGATTACATTTAGGCAACACATTGCCAATCACATACGATAATGTCACAGGTGTTATTGGATTTGATGCAAACCTAGATGACTTAACTCTTAAAAAATATCAAGAAACAGTAGTCAATAATGGAACACTAAGTGGTGATATTTCATTAAACATTAGCGATGGCACTGTACACGAATTAACACTAGGCGGTAATATAACAGGTATTACATTAGCAAATATTAGCACTGGTGGCAGTGCTACATTGTTAATAACACAAGATGGCACAGGTAGTCACATATTAGATACTACAACCACACCAGCCAATTGGACAAATTGGAATTTTACAAACAATTTTACAGAAGTTGATCCTAATGCTAATCATTGGAATGCACTAAATGTATTGTATGATGGGTCTGAATATTATGCTACATTGATTACACAAAATGTACCTGAAATTGATAATTTTACAGCAGAACAAGTTAAAATATATATTGAAACAAATGGCTTGGATATGGAAAATACTATTACAAGTAATAGTAATATTTCAACCACAGCAGATATTAGTGTATCAGGTATTACAGCAACAGGAGACATTAGTGCATCAGGTATTACAGCAACAGGAGACATTAGTGCATCAGGTATTACAGCAACAGCAAATATTAGTGCATCAGGAAATGTTTCTGCAAATACATTTAAAGGCATAGGCCTTGAATCACAAGGTGCATTAGATGTTAAATTTAATGCAGACGGCAGTTTTAACACTGACTCATTTAGTGTAAGCAACAGTGGTGGTGATCTTACAAATACATTTCAATTGGCTTCCAGTGGTACCAAATACTTTAGAGTCGGTACCGATAGCACTGGTGACGGACAAGTTCAAACAGGTAGTTTAAAAATTTATGGTGATAGTTCCGGCGGCGGCCAAACATCATTAGTTATAGACAGCGGTAATGCTGTAATAGCAGGTGTAATTAGTGCAGGTTCGTTAGCCACAGATACTCATACATTTACAGGTAATGTTGATGTCACAGGTAACATAGAAGTAAGCGGTAATTTAAACTATAGAAATGTTGAAGATTTATATGTAAGAGATCAAAGTATCACACTAAATGCTAATGCCGCAACAAATGCCACAGTAGAAATTATAGCAAACAGACCGCAAAACACTAGCACACTGTTAAGATGGCACGAAGATCCAATACTTGCACAAAGCAAATGGAAATTTACAAACGATGGTAGCACATTTTATGACATACCAACATCAACAAGTGATTTAGCAGAAGGCACTAATTTATATTACACAGATGCTAGATTTGATACAAGACTAGCAACCAAGTCAACAAGTGATTTAGCAGAAGGCACTAACTTATACTATACGCAAGGTAGGTTTGATACTGCCTTTGCAGCCAAGTCAACAAGTGATCTAAGTGAAGGCACTAACTTATACTATACAACAGGTAGAGCAAACAGTGCAATTGGTGCATATCAAGGTGATATCAACACTGCTGGTAATATAACTGC